CAGCATGGCGTCGTCGTAATTGTGCGCCAGCACCGACAGCGTGACCGCGCCGATCACGCCTTCGCGCTTCTCCTGGGCGGCGACCAGCATGCGGGCCTGCCATGTCGCGCGCAGATCGAATGCCAGTCTGGCCTCAACGCCCTGCACTGGGCACCCCCGTCGGGCCGAACAGCGACGTCACAGCCAGCGAGCCGGCGGGCCCGAGCTGCTGTTGCTGCTGCATCTGGGTCATCCGCTTCTTGCGCTCTTCCTCAGTCTCATCGGCGACCTGCTGTTGCAGGCCGGCCCCCAGACCGAGATCAGTTGCGGCGCCGCCGATCGGCGCGAGGCCGTTAGCCATTGTGGGACTCGACCGCGGCAAGTGCCGCTTCATGCTCGGCGGCGGCTGCGATCAGAGCGGAATGGGCCGCCGCCAGTTTGCCTTCGACCTCGACCAGCTTCTCGAGCTTGGCGTGGTACGCCTTGTCGGCATCCGACATGCGATGCCAGAGCGAACCGACACCGCGCTCGACGGCGCCATTGAAGCGGGGCGCATCCTTGCCGAGCTTCTCATCCTCGAACGCGCGCAGCCGCTCCACGGCCGGCATCGGCTCATCGGACATGGGCGGATCGATCTTCTTCTCAGCCTCAACCAGCGGGGCGAGCGGCTTGTCAGCGGTGTCCTTGGTGGTGTCGTCGGCCATTGGGGAAGGCTCCGGTCATCATGACGTGATGCTGGAGCGGACCGTGGTCGGGCTGGATAATGCCAGCAACGCACCTACTGGCCGGTGAAGACGTCGAAATCCTGCCCCTCGGCGATCTCGCCTACCATGCGCTGTGGCACGCCGGCGCCGAGGTGCACACCGCGCGCAAACCGTTTCATCATGATCGCGGTGCGGCAGGCCGACATCAGGTCGTCCTTGATCTTCACGATCTGGCCGTCCTTGCGATGGTAGAAGCGGCGCTCCTCGAGGTAATCGGACAGGTGCCGCGCCACCTTCAGCCGGCCGGACTTCTCCCGCTCGTCCATCTCGAGAATGCCGGCCTCGGTCGACACCGACCCGTCCGGCCAGGTCGCGTGCTCGTGGAGCGTGAACAGGCCCTGCCGCTTGTAGTGCGCGGCGAGCGGCTCGCCATCGGCCTGCCGGTTCGTGCCGTCACGGGGCCATGCCACCGGCACCGCGGCGCCGACCAGCTTCATCGCGGCCGCATGCTGGATCGGCAGCGCGTCGGCGACCCGGTAGGTGTGGTGGATGTGGATAACATCGGCGTCCCGGTCCCACAGGATCAGCACCGCGGCGAACGGATGCCCTATCCCGAAGTCGATGCCCCAGAGCTTCACCCAGTGCGGCGGGATGTAGTCGATCGGCGCCTCCAGGATCGATTCCTCCGGCGCCATGAAGATCCGGCCCGAGCCCAGCGTCGGCACACCGGCGCGCCGCGCCTCCCGCTCGTGCGCCGGCCAGCTCGCGATCAGCCGCTCCCGCTCCTCCGCCGAGATGTGCAGCGCATCGTCAATCGACATGGTGGTGACGTTGCGGTACGGCGACGGTTCATCCAGGAACCGGATCACGACGTCCGAGCGCCCCTTCAGCGGGGTGAACGTCATGAAGCAGATGCCCTTGGTCGCCGCGGTCCGGGTCAGGCCCTCCGAATAGATATCCATCGGCGGCTCTTCGTCGAACCACAGCCAGTCGAGCGTCTCGCCCTGGAACTTGGTCCGGCCCTGCTCATACGACTTGAACCGCGCCACCGACACACCGCCCGACACATGCCGGACCTGGATCGTGTCATAGGCATCCGTGATGCCGCGCGCGAGCGATGGCTTGTCGGTGAACAGGTCTTTCGGGATCATGCCGGCGCCGAACGCCGCCTCGACGCCGGGCTCGCCGCAAAGCTTCTTCTGCTGAACGTCGCGCACCACCAGCGACGTCTCGCCCGCGATCCAGCCACGCGTCGGCTTCGTGAACCGCCGCCCCGTCCACCACTCCGGATAAAGCCCGGTCATGTGGCAGGCCACCTCGAACGCCCCGATATGCGTCTTGCCGTTCTGGTTGCCCGCCACCAGCAGCCGCTCCGGAAACGCCGATCCGGCCGCCATGAACTCCTTCTGCTTCGCATAGGGCTGAAAATCGAAGAACTGCTGATAGGTCTTGCGGTAGACCGCCGCCTCCAAGCCCTCGGCGATCTCCCGCAGCCGCGCCGTGTCACTCATTGGCCGGCCCGTGGTTGATGACCTTCATCGGCGCCAGCCCGAGCAGGGCCGTCGGATCGATGCCAAGCGCGGCCGCCGCGCGCTCAATCCGCTCCAGCACTGCCTTGCCGGAATTGTCCGTCACCGTCTTGTTCACGTTGATGTTCTGCGCCGCCGCAAAGCCAGTGCGGTCCAGAACCGCCGCCGCCGCCTTCAGCTTCTCCTTCAGCGGCGCCTCCGGATCGAGCATCACATCCGCCATCACGTTCGCCGCCAGCAACGAAAGCGAGTTCAACCGCTTCCCCGCCTCCTCCCGGATCGCTGCCTGCACACCCGGGTGATGCGCAAGGTAATGCCCCTGCACCCGCATCCCCCCAGGACTGTTCTGGTAACCCGCCCTCTCCGCAGCCTTCGCCTGCGTGATCCCGGGAAACTCTATCATCGCCATCACGAAAGCACGCTGCCGCTCGTTCAGCGCCGCCATCGCTGGCCCAAATTCCTTGTCGTCGCTCATGCCTAACAAAATTACGGACCAAACCGGTCGAGCAACGCACCACCAAGCCGACCCGAAATTTTCAGGAAAGGCCGCGAAAAAGTGGGGGGATGTCGATTATACAGACGACGGCTCGTTTTCCCCCCACCCCCACCCCCTCCCCGGTCTTTTTCGTTGAAATCATTGATATATTCGGCATCGCCAAGCTTCGCAGCCGCGCCAGCGATCGAGCCAGTGCATGACCTGGGTGCATGACGGAGGGGCGCATAATCCTCCCGTCGAGATCACACTAGCAATATCAATGACTTACAATTCGCATAGCATGCATTATGGAATATTTATCGTTGTGTGATGTGATGTCACACAGTTATGGGGATGGATGGCGCAACGAGGTCAATCACGCATTGATGGCTTGCAGCACAGCATGTGGATAGGCTGATTGGCTCTGCGGTGGGAATGCTGGGCATGCGTCGAGCAAGGCGATGGCGAGCGTGCCCTGTATATATATCACCTATATGCTGGGCACGCTGGTGGCGCGCTTGCGGGCTCTGCGGTCGCGTTCGGCTTTGGCTCTGCGTTGGCGATCGCGCTCCTTGCGCTGTTCCTTACTGATACCCATTGCGCCGATGGTCCTGATCTTGAGGCGCGTGCGTTGTTCATCGGTGAGTTTGATCTTCCATGCGAGCGTGTCGGCCGACCAGTGGATGGGCTTTCCCATGGCATTGGCGATCAACCTCTCCTGCTCGCGGGGAGGAATGGACGGAGCGTAGTAGCTGAGCCACGTCCTGATGCGCTGCTCTGCCTTGGCGAGGCCGGCGAGGTGATGGGCGAATATCTCGGCTATCCTGACGGCTTCTAGTCCTGGCTTGAGCTCGACGCCTTCCCCATGCGTGTCGTACAGCCAACGGGTAAGTTCGGCCAGTCTGATGGCTGCCATGGATTTGGTACGCTTGCCGACCTTGGAATGCCGCTCATAGCGCTGCTTGATCTCCCAGCGTCGTGCGGCGATCAGCTCAGGTGTTGGCCTGCGATTTATCATCCCGCGATGCTTGCGGTGTTCGGGGCTGTCGGCAACGCACCCTGTTTTTCCGAACCTGCTTCCATCGTGATTTGGCTGCTTTACGCGCGGCTTCGGATCGTTGCGCAGGGGTGCGCATATAGGCAGTGACCATGCCTCCGATCTGGCCCGTCTGCTTCATCACGACGGGCTTTGCTTTGCTAACCAGCTCCTTGCTGATCCTGGTCTTCGGGACTGCGACCTTGCCTTCCTCCCGCTGCTCCCAATGCCCTTCCATCTTTCGGACGGCGTCGAGGTCGATCTCCATCCGGAATTTCACGGCGAATATCTGGCAGAACATGCTGAACGACAGTGGGCCGATCCCCTTGCTCTGGCTTGGGCCCAACAGTTTGTCGGTGACGCCATCGGCAAAATCGCACGTCTCATCGCACCACTTGTTGGACAGACCGAGGCGCGCCTTGATCGTGCGGAATGCCTCCACGAGCTCGGGATAGCTGCTGATGGTGGCGATCGTCTCGCCGGCGACAGGCGGGATCAGGATCGGCTCGGTCATTCCGGATCCCACCATTCGACGGGGTCACCGTTGGCCACGGTGATCGTGGCATTGGTGCCCTCCGCGACCTGCCTGGTGATGCGCCAGATGCGGTCGACCTCGGCGGGGCTGAACGAGAAACCCGCATCAGCGACCGTCTCTGGCCGTTTACGCACGGGATTGAAATCGATCCGACGGAGCGGCGGCCGGTGATCAACAACGTTCACCGGCACCTCCACAGCCGCACGAGAGCCACCAACGCGACCGCACCGATGAAGACCCATGCCGCCCCCACCAGCATGTGCCATGCCATCTCTCGCGCCTGCTGGGCTGCGAGAAGGCCCTCCCCATAGGCCCCGTTCATCCCCCGATCTCCGCTTCGTCGACGATCTTCTGCACCTCGGCTTTGCCGAGCACGATGATCGCCTGCTGCACGAGCATGCGGAAATGGCGAATGTAGAACTCCTTGGTGACGTCGAGTTTCATGCTGCTTGCTCCTGTTGTTCCCCGTGCACCCACACAATGCCGATGCCGAGCTCTTTCCTAGCCGTCATGCTGAGCGCGAGGTCGCAAGGCGCCTCGATCCCATAGGCCCGGTATTCGCGTCGCACGCGCTCGATGGCGGCCTCCCGGGCCGCTGTATTGGCCTTGATCCGCGCGCTGACGTCCTCGTGCTCGCCTTCCTTGCGGAGCAGGCTGAGCAGGTCTTCAAAGCCCTTGCTGATGCGCGCCG